TTTCAGAGTTGGGTTTGACGGGGGGCTAGAAGACCAGCGAGCTGGCGTTCACGCCGACGGGGGCTGAGAAGCCCGTGCCGGTCGCGACCGAGAACGACTGGCCGTAGCGGACGAGGAACGCGGCGTAGGAGTACAGCCGGAACCGCACCCCGAGACTCGCCGACTCAACCTCGCGGAACACGTCCGTGCGGACGGGCGAGCGGAACAGCCACGCGTCGTCCCACAGGCCCGCGACCGCGAAGTCCTGGTTGGACCCGCCGCCGGTGCTGTCCGTGGTGGTGATGTTGTCGTCGATGTAAACCGGCGCGTTCGCGAGGAACGGCAGGCGGCCGACGAGACCCTCCGCCTGGAGGCCGTCCTGCACCTCGGCGGCGATGTTGTACGGGCCGCCCGCGGCGGTCTCGCCAAGCGGACGGTTATTCGCGTCCAGGCCCGTCGAGTAGAAGAACCACCGGCGGCCGTGCATGGCGATCCGGAAGTTCTGCATGTCGAAGCGGGTCCGCGCGATCTGCGACGCCATCGCCCCGAACATCTCGGCGTGCTTGTACGGCGCCGGCGTTGACGCGGTCCAGGTCACGTTGTTCGCCGACCAGTTCGTGTAGGGGTACAGGCCGAGCAGGTGGCCGCCGTTCAGCGTCCCCGAGTTCGTTCCGTCACCCTGAAGCACCTCGCCGTCGAGGAACTTGTTGAACGCGGCCATCAGGTCCGTGGTGACGACCTCGTCCACGATCCCGTTCGGGGACTGCTCGAGCAGCTGAATCGCCACGTCGGAGTAGCCGCCGATGGTCTTCACGTTCGCCTGCACGAACGTGTCCGTCCAGTCCTGCGACGGCAGGCCGGCGTTGTTGGCCTGCTGGTAGCCGACCGTGGTCAGCGTGTTCAGCTTCGGGATGTTGATCGAGTTTGTCCCGGCGGGCACGTCCATCTGCCTGGGCAGGCCGGCGACCACGAGGTGGGCGCGCAGGCCGGGGATGAACTCATCCTCCAGCCACAGCGGCGGGATGAAGTAGCCGCCGTAACCCTGCGTGCTGTTCGGCGTGACGCGCTGCTCGAACGGCGAGTACGGCATGACGCCGGACTGGCGCATCTCGCGCAGCAGACGGTCGATCTGCGGGTCCTTCAGCCGCGCGTTCTGACGCGAAAGGAACTCCGCCTCGGCAGCGGCGATCTGCTGCTGCGCCCGCTGCTCCTGCGCCTTCTGACGCTTCGGCATCTCCACGTCCATCTCCTGGGCGTGGCGGATCAGACGCGCCTGCGCCTGGTCGCGAGTGCCGCCGGTGCGGAGCGTGATGCCGGGGCCGTGAACCATCGCGAGGTCGCGGTAGTACGACAGGCCCTCCTCGCCGCGCGTGTTGTCCGACCGGTACGTCAGCGGCTCGGAGAGCACCGACGCGCTCGTGCCGCGGGCTGCGTCGGCGGCCTCGCGCTGGCGCCGCTCGATGTCCTCACGCCGGGCGATCTCGTCGTCGAGGCCCTTCAGTTCGGCCTCGCGCTGATCGGAGTCAGCCTTGAACGCCGCTTCGGCGTCCTTGTAGGACTGGATCTCGCCGGCGCGCTTCTCGTCGTCGAGCGCCTTGAACTCGTCGCTCTCGGTGCGGGCACGGAACTGCTCGCGCTCGCTGTCGCGGTTGCTATTGAATGCGGCCCACGCGTCAACCTTCTGGATCCGCTGCTCGCGCAGCCGATCGAGAACGGTGGGCTCCGTGGTTTCAGGCATGGAGTCCCCTTTCGGGATCGTGTTGCTGTTGGATCCCGGGTGGTGCTCCCGTTGGTCAGCGGGTGGTGCCGCAGGTGCGGTCCGGCGCGCTGCCAGGAAGTCCGGCGCGGGTGAGATACTGCGAGGTGTGAAACTGAGCGATCTAGAGCACTGGCCCGTCTACGACACGCCCTACGAGGTCGAAGACGCCTTTGGCACCTACATCGAGGTCATCGAGGCCGGAGCGGCTGATGCTGCCGTGCCGTTGGGGGCCCCAGGGATGATCGTCACCGAGGACGAGTGGTCCGAGGATCATTCGCGGCGCATCGTGCGCCGGATCTCGGCGCTCGGCCCGCGCTAGCTGCCGGGGAGTTCCCCGGCGAGCGTTGCGGCGAGCTGGTCGAGCTTGCCGAGCGCCTGCTGCTTCGCGGCCAGCGACGGGAACGACTGCGCGTTCACCGTCGCCCTGGCCACGCCGATCGCGCCCGCAACGGTGGTCGCTGCGCCACTGTCGGCTGGCATCACGCCGCCGAGCGACGCGATCTGATCGGCGCATCGCTGCACCAGGCCCGCGACATGCGCCTGCGGCGCCACGGCGGTGTATGTCGCGGCCGCGAGACGTCCGTGAAGCTGCTCGAACACTTTTCCTCGCCTCCTAGTAGCCGGATTGGACGGCCATGCCGGTGCCCTGGAGCACGCCGATGCCCGCCGGGCGGCGGCCGGTGATCGCCGCGACGTTCGTGTGCATCTGGACGCGCGCGCCGAGCGAACCCGACAGCGGCTCCCGGAACACGCCCGACTGCGGCGTGCCCTCCAGCAGAATCATGTCCCGCGGCCGCAGGCAGATAATCACGTCCTGATTGGCGCCCGCCCCGAGGGTCGCGGGGATCGCGTCATCCAGGAACACGGGCCAGCCCATCAGCCCGGACACCGGGTCGGGCGTGTCGTCATCGCTACCCAGGAAAAACCGGGTTGACAGTCCGAACGGGCGATTCGACGTGCCGTCCTCGGCGCCCTGAAGCCACGCCCAGCGGGCGGTGCGCATCAGCCAGCACTCCGGCGGACGGCTCCGCGCATCACCGATCTGCGCCGGCACCTTCGACAGCGGCGTCCACATCCCCGACCCTGTCGGCGACCCTGCCGTGTACGCCACCGAGATGATGTTCGCGACGTTCGTCACCCCGAGCAGCTGCGCCGTCCCCGGGTTCGAGGTGGCGCCATCGAGTCCGACGACAAGCTGCGTCTCGAGCTCGGCGTCCGTGGCCTCCGTGAGGTCCTGGAAGATCGCCCAGTCCGTGTGCGCGCCCGCGGGCGACTGCTCCAGCAGTTGCAGCGCGACGTCCACCTGGCCGGCGAGCGGCACAACCGCGGAGGATCCGGCGCTGTCGGTGATGTCCTGCTCCGGCACCGCCGAGTCGTCCGCCTCCGGCAGCACGCTCGCGCCGGTGCCGATGATCGGCAGGTTGATCGACGACACGCCGCTGGGCAGCGCGAACCGCACCATCAGGCCGGCCAGCACCCGCCCGGGGCGGTTCGCGGTCGCGAACAGCTGGTTCAGCCACGCCGGCGGCGCGAAGTAGCCGCCGAACCCGTCCGTGCGGTCTGGCGCGACGCGATACTCGAACCCGTCGCGCAGCTGCCGCCACACCAGCGCCTCGCGTTCCTTCGCGAGCTGGTCCATCTGCTCGGCGTGACGCTTCAAGCGCTCCTCGCCGCCCGGGCTCTGAATACGGCCCGTTTCGACCGCCATCAAGTCCCGGTAGTAGCTGTGACGGCTGAACGGCGCGTAGACAAGCTCGCTGCCGGTCGCATCACGGCTCAGCCGGTGCAGGCTCTCGGCGATCTGCCCGGCAACCTCGACCGAGTCGAAGCCCTCGAGCGTGCGAATGTCTTCGGTGGCGCTCATGACCGGCCTCGCATCCGCGCGAGCTTCTGGCGCGCCTCCGCGCCATAGTCCGGCAGGATCAGCGGCGCGACCGTGGCCGCCCGGGTCTCGTCCGGTGCCGCGGCGCCCTCCTGCTCCTGGTCGTCCGCGTCCGGGTTCGCCACGCCGAGGAGCTCCGCGAGCTCCGGCTGGTCCACGTCGACCATCTCGTCGATCGCGGCGAGATGATTCAGAATCGGCTGCAGAACGTCGCGGGTGGCTTGCGAGATCGCCGCGCCGGCGCGAATCTCCTTCAGCGCGCTCAGGAACGCCCGGTAGTCGAGACCGCAGCTGGTCAGGATCGACATCGCGGAGCGCATCGTCAGCGGGTAGTCCCCAGTGCTTGGGTTCGCGCCGAATGTCACGGGAGAAACGTCGCCGCGGTCAAGCGAGGCTTCAAGGATCCACCGCTCGGTGTAGTCCTCGTTCCACTGCTGGCGCATGACTCGGAACGCGAAGCTGCTCTCGGTGATGGTGCCGTCCTCGATCGCCGCCCGGAGGATCTGCACGTCGGCGCGGGCTGGGTTCAGCCGAGCCTCGTAGTGCAGGCCGGTCAAGTCTTCCGACAGGCGCAGGTTGCCCGCCTTCGTCCGTGCCATCGGAAGGGCGCCGTCGCCATGATTCGGCCAG